TGGAAAAAAGTAAAACAATGTTTACATTTAAATTATTAAACTTAATTAAAAAATGTAGAGAGAAGAGTAAGTATGGCTTATATGATAAGTTAATTAAAAAATATAATATAGATAAAGAAAAACTAGAGGAGGCTTACTATGACTAAAGAAAAATTAGTACCTATGACAACTGAAGAAGAAGATAGGAACGCGGATGTTGTAAGAGATAGTAATGGTAATGTAATATCGGAGAAGAAAGAAGTTAACTTTGCTTTGATGATTGAGTTACAACAAAAAGAAATAAAAGATTTAATTAGTGACAACACTATTCTTTTAGAAGAAGTTAAAAGATTAGTTAAAAAAATTAATGAAATGAATAAACCTAAATTAGAGAATTAAAATGAGTAAAAAAGAAAAAGGTAAATGGGACGGAAGAAGTAGGATACCCACAGCTGTGTATAAACACAACTACAATGAGATATTTGGGAATAAAACAGAAACGAAACAAGAAACAAACAAGAACGATGAAAAATTATATGGTCAACAAGAACAAGAAGACTTGGATGAATCTATGAAAGAAGCTTTTAGACAACGTGACGAGAGATTAAAAAAATTAACATATGTTGGTATGTTTTTATTACTAACAGGTTGTAGCGAGTTTTTACTACTATCTTCTGGAGCATCTATTGCGGTGTCACAAAGTCCGATAGCCAAAGCCTATAGTGGCGCGGACATGATAACAATTATGAGTACTGATAAGGATATTAAAAAACACGCTTATGATAAAATAAAAGGAAAAAATGAAACACAACAATAAATACATATATCCTCGATCAATGCGAGAGGTTATCAACGGCAAACGACACTATAATATCAATGAAAAGGAGAAGTTACCGAGTGTGACAACTATCCTATCAGCCACACAGTCGGCCGATAAGACCGCCTCACTGGCCGCGTGGAGAGAACGGGTAGGAGAGGCCGCCGCGACGCGGATCGTGGATACAGCGGGCTCTAGAGGGACCGCGATGCATAAGATTCTAGAGGAGTATGTAAAAGAACAAGGTTATTTGGATTTAACTGATGTGGGTAAAGATGCACATAATATGGCTATAAGAGTTATAGAACAAGGATTATGTAATGTTACCGAATATTACGGATTAGAGGCAACACTCTACTACCCTGGGTTGTATGCAGGAGCCACAGATTTAATTGCACTTCATAAAGGAGATATGGCAATTTGCGATTTTAAACAAACAAATAAACCTAAAAAAAGAGAATGGATCGAAGACTATTGCCTTCAATTAGCCGCATATGCAATGGCCCACAATTTTATATATAAAACAAATATAACTAAAGGTGTCATCATGATGTGTAGTAAAGATTTATTCTACCAAGAATTTGTTATTCAAGGATCAGAATTTAAAAAATATATGCATCTTTTTTTAAAAAAGGTAGATCAATATTATGAAAAAATTAAACAAAAAGATTAGAGCTTTAGATATTTTAGCTAATGCTATTTATAAAGCTCCTAATTTAGAAATGAAAGAAATATGGACAACCAAATGGTATCAACTAGTAACACTATACGCAAAGGAGATAAATCATGAGCATGAGAGTAAGAGATCTACAACAATACTTAGGTAAATTTACAGACAATATGAAGGGAACTAATCTGTCTGACGCACACGTCTATATAGAAACCCAAAGTGGACATTTAGAAGAGATTAGAAGAATAGAAGTTCAACAGAGTACATTAATAAATGCTCAAGAACCTGTAAGAATTGTTTTAAAGCATGAAGACAGTAAGAGATGGACTGCTAACACTCCTAAAAAAGTCCACATTTAGTCTAAATTGTGTCAATTATAAGGCAATTTACGTTTTATAAGGGTTTTTAAATCTACCACTATAAGAGAAATATTGGAGCATTTATTTTTTTTTAAAATAAAAAAATATCAAACGGTGGTCAGTGGTCAAAAGGAGGTTTTTTAGCTTATAAGTGTTGGTATTAAAGGCTTATTTAATGACCACGGTAGTGATTTTGCTTGGTCATGGGTGGTCAAAGTGTTGGTATCATTGACTTATTTGAAATAGCGTCGTGGTCATAGAATTCAAAGTTGGTATCCCGCGCGAGAAGATTTTTTAGGTTTTTATAAAAACTTTTTTTGCCTAAATATTTCTCTTATAGTATAAATATATACACCTAAAATCTAACAGAAAAGAAAAATGAAAAACAGAAGAATAAATAGACATCAAAAAAGAAAAAGTGAAGTAATACCAATTGAGGTAAAAGGGCTACCCGACAAAGTAAAGATTGGTTATAGAGATATTAAAATTAAATATGTAAGACCTGATTGGAAAAAAGATGAGATGACTGAAAGCTATGGAGAATATCACTATAGAGATGGTCTCATTTATATACAGCATGACTTATGTGGACAAGAACGAGCCAACACAACCTTTCATGAAATTATGCATGCCGCAGTTTATGTAGCTGGATTAAATCAAGCCAATGGTCCTTTGTTTAAAGAAGATCATGAAGAGCTTGTTGTAAATCAATTATCTAATTTTATGATAGGTGTATTTAGAGATAATCCTTGGGTGTTAGATATGCTTAAGAATCATTTACATGAAATTGATTAATAAGGTGTATACTACGTTATGAAAAAAAATAAAAACCCAACTCTTACAAAGAATATGCCTAATGTGAAGTGGAAGGAGATTCCTCCTCTGAAGGGTCCTGATCCTCAAGGTCTTCAGAAACCTCTGAAGCAACCAAAGAAGGTTTTTGTTCCTCTGGTGTAATGTTAATTAAACTTTTGTGATCTTCTAATATTTGATTCATTTTTAATTCTAATTCTTTCTCTGATAAGTTATCTAGGTTCCCGGTCATTATAAGTTTTTGGTCTACATATAAACCACCTGCTTTACCTCTAGCAATTTCTGCATTTATCGCAGCCGACCACGCACCTTTAATCCTTGCGTCCTCTCTTAACTTAGCTAATTCTGTAATATGTTTTTCAAAGCTAATTCCATACTTTTCTTGTATCTCTAATCTTAGCTCCCCTATATATTTTACTACTAATGGGGAATGTTTAGGATTTCTTAGCTCGCTTGCGGTCTGTCGAGCTCGTGTCTCATACCCTGCTTCAAAAGCGCATTCTGCTGGGCTCTTGCGCCCCTCATTATAAACAAGTAGTTCTGCAAACTTAATTTGTTTTTCTGTTAGCTTAGCTGGTACTCCCATAAGACTTGCTTTATACCGTAATTTAACGTATAAATCAACATATAGCGTTGGCTTACGAAATATTTAATAGATATGGATACTGAGCGCTAAATTTACATTCTTCTATGCTCTCTATGAGCCATCTCCATAGCTTGACCCCATAATTCTTCGTCACTAGCTTGCGCCCTATCTGTTTTTAGTTTTTTATTTTTTTTTTTTAAAATTTCAAAGAAATCTTCTGCTTTGTATTCTAAATATTCTTCATAACCATCTACACCCATATATTCCTTTCGGCTTGCGCCCTATCTTTTATTTTTACTTTTTTATTTTTTGTTTTAACTCCCATTGGCAATCACTATTATAAATTGCATTAGGATATTTTTCTCTAACTTGTATTTCTTCACACTCAAAGCAAACATAATTATTATCAGTAATATTATCACACCCTTGAGTACAATCTTTATTTGGCTTAACATGTTTCAATAAGTTCATCTTGTGTCCTCTCTATTTGTTTGGTTGTTTGAGTTGTTTATTTCTCTCTTGTTTAGTTTTGAACCATTCACATTCTATTATTTGGTCATCATCGATATAATTAATACCATAAACAAAACCTTTATTGTCATCTATGGGTTTTAAATCATACCAATATGTTTTTTCTTTTCTCATTATTTACCTCTTCCTTTCTATTTGTTTGCTTGTGCTTCATCTTCATTTTTTTCATCTATGTATTCATTTAAAAATGTATCCACGCTTGACGCTGTGTCATCATCTATTTCTGTAATAGTATCAGTATACCAAGTGCCGTCTTTTCGTTCTATTGTGGCAACTATTGACCAACTAGTACATTTATATGGTTTTTTATATCTCATATTATCCTCTCTATTTGTTTGCTTGTGGTCTTACTTATTACCAAAAATTTTCATTAAATCTTTTACAACTTTTGGGTCATTTAGTTTGTCGTAATTTATGGCTTTGTTAAAACCAAACGGGTCGTTATTTCTTATTTTGTCTTTATTATTCCACCCACTAGGTGGAGTATTTTCTACATTTATTTTTTTTATTAATTTATTAAGTTTCATCTTTTACCTCTTCTATTTCATCTACTGTTAATGCGTCAGCATTTTCAAATCGTTCATCATCCCAATCATTTATATAAGTATTCAATGCTTTTTCTTCCGCTTGTTGCTCATTGTCTGCATCAACTTCTATTTCATATGTTGCATAAATAGTTTGACTTGCCATTACTATATATTTTTTTAGTTTATCTTTTTTAGTCATATTATCCTCTCTATTTGTTTGCTTGCGCCCTATACTTTTCTTTTTCTTTTTTCAAGTTTACTTCAGTTCTTTAGCCAACGATTTAACGTTGTAACAGGATTACTGTATCGCCTTTACTTGACCCGAGAACCAACAACTACTCCACGCTGGGGCTCCCCAGTGTTGCTATTGGTTCACGGCTCAACCACGATCAACTCGGACTTACTAGTCTTTCAATGCCTACTTGACCCGAGAACCTACACGTGTAGGAATTGAACTAGTATACCCACAGAGGCATAGGTTCACGGCTCAAGTTTGCTTGTGCGCTTGCGGGCTTGTTAGCTTGTGCCCTATCTTTTTTTTTTACTTTTTTATTTTTTTTTTCAATTTTAAGTTGCATTTTTTTCAATTTCTAGTTGTATTCAATTTTAAGTTGCATTTTATTTTTTTCCGTATTTTTTAACTTTTTCAACTATTGTGTCTGTTGTATCTAATTTATAACATAATAAACAATCTTTACATTTTTGACCCGTGCAATTTTGTTTTTTAACTTCTAAATTTTCATGTACATTATTAAAAGTTTTATCAAAATATTGAGGCGGTTTTTTAAAAATATGATTAATTTTTGGATTTGAATAAACTAAAATGAAATTTTTAGGCTTTTTGTTTTTGTCAAAATAGGGCTTAATAATATCAAATCTTTTTGTCCATAGCGCAAAATTACAGTGAGGATTTTTAATAGCTATATTAATATAATTTATTAAATTAATTGTACCTTTTTTTTTATCAAGTGCTAATTCTCCATGAGAATTGAACCGAAAAAATGCGCTGTTGATTATTGGCAAGGCGTCAGGGTGTAATATTTTTGAATTCAATAAATCGGTGTTACGCTGTAAAGCGGGCGCCACACTTTTTCTAAATGTTGTAAGCATCGACCACGAATAGCAATGTGTACAAATGTTGTTAGGGTCTTTTTTTGTATTTTGTTTTTTACAATATTCATTTGTAACCGTATTTGTAGAAATAGAATTAAAGCCCTCTAGTTTGCCCGTCATTTTTGAAATATGTATCATTTAATAACTCATACAATCTAAGCAATAACGCTTATCTAGTTTACTTGTATAATCAGGGCTTAAAACCGTATTA